ACCATCAGCAGGTGAAGTTATATTGGTATCACTTAGTCCTGCAAGGGTAGAGCCAGTTACATCATCAAATGAACTACCGTTGTATACCTTTAATATATTAGTACCTGTGTTGAATACCAAATCTCCAGCATCATTGTCTGAGCCTGGATCACTACCTGCTACTCGGTATCTTGCAGCAAAGCTGTTGACTCCTGCTACATTAGCAGCAACAGTAGCTATGTTTGCTACGTTGGCTGTTGTACCTACTATGTTTAAGTCTGATACAAAATCACTGGTCGCCAATGTATTTAAATCACTAACGATGTCAGAGGTAGCTAAAGTATTAATATCAGACACTATGTCTGATGTTGCTAGTATACTTAAATCAGTAACAATAGCTGAAGTAGCTAATGTATTTAAGTCTGAAACAATATCAGAAGTTGCTAGTGTATTTAAATCACTTACGATATCTGAAGTTGCCAGTACATTAATATCAGTTACGATATCACTAGTAGCTAAAGTATTTAAATCTGATACTACGTCTGAGGTAGCTAAGATAGCTAAGTCTGCTACTATATCAGCGTTAGCCAATATATCTAAGTCAGTTACGATAGCACTTGTTGCTAATGTATTTAGGTCAGACACAAAGTCTGATGTAATTAAACTAGCTTTAGCTGCTACTGATGTTACATTACTAGCTATACCAGCGACTGTTGTAACATTGCTAGCAATACCTGCAACTGTAGTTACATTACTGGCTATGCCTGCAACTGTTGTTATGTTGCCTGTTATTGTTCCAAGAGCAGATAAATTGCTTGAGGTAATAGTACACGCTGGATCTCCATCGCCATCAAACTCTAGTATTTTGTTTGCTCTACTTGCCTTAACAGGTAGTTGCATATCGAAACCTGTAGTTGTTTCTGCTAATGGTAGACGAATGGATCTTGAAGAACTCTCTTCTCTTTCTGCCATCATTGCCATCAATATATCAAGCTGTGTATTCAATGCAGTTACATCAAAAGATGCAGCAGGTGTAAAGTCTGTAGTTCTTTCTACTACAATATCTCTTACAATTACTATGCTGTCATCTGCTGTAGCACCAGCACCTAAAGTTACTGTGCCTCCAGCTCCAAACTCATATGCGCTATCACTAGCATTGGTTGTACCTTGCACACTAAACTGTGCCACACTACTAGGCGCTGCATTATAGGTTAGTGCTGTGCCATTACGGAATACTTTAATATCTGCTGTGTTAAAAAATTCAAAACCTATTGTGAATACTGTTTGACTACTTGTTGCAGTATATACATTTCTTGGTGTATTTTTAGCTGTTGCTATTGTCATCTTAGTACCTCCGCACCTTTATCCCAGATTGCTCCAAAGAAGTTATTCCACCATATCATATTATTGCCTGGTATCATCCTTTTAATATTTTCAGATTTTTCATCATAAGGTGTATCTTGCATAAATGCACCTATAACATTTAAAAATAAACCTGGAGCAGGACCAACAAATTCACCACCTGCATCAAATTTATTTGCTTTACCAAATCTGCCACCTGTACCTATACTTGGTCTAATACCTAATGGTGTGTCAAAAGCACCTTCAGATACAGTCTCTAATATAAAGTTTGCATCTCCTACTAAACCTAATACACCAGACATTTCAATTCCTCTATATATTCGTTCTTGCATAGTTTTATGTTCATAATATGCTGGATTTTTTAGGTAATCACCCAACATGCCAAATAAAATTAAAGCTATACAACCTGATCCTACAGCTTGTTCTCTGCCACTTAGCCCAGATAACATAAGTTTTCTGTTTGCAGCAAAAGACCAAGCAAAAAACTGCAATGGTAGAGCTAAAAATCCATTATTTAATTTACCACCTACTTCTTGTTTTTCAAAGCCTAGAAAAAATTTACCAAACTTATTATCAAAAAATTTTGCTGTTGTATCTGTATTCATTTGTATTACACCAAACATCATATTAGGTTTATCAGCTATATTTGGTGTAATAATAGTTCTTTGCACATCATCAAAGATAGAATATTGTAATTTTTTAGACAATCGTTGACCATGTTTTTTCTTCATCCATTCGTTTTGTTTTATATAATATAATCCATTTTTAGTTTGATGTGTAGGCATCTTACCTATTTGCCTTGCTGTTTTTAAATCTATACCATAAGAATTTAATCTTAAAATTTCTGCATCTGTTGCTGTTCCTTTAGCAACCTTAACTGAATCCTCTATAAATCTATGAGCAGATATAGTAGATGTCCATTCTTTCATAAGTTGAGTATGAGGAGACAATAAGTTAGCGTGATAAAATGGACCTTGCACGTTATCTAATGGCCTGCCTATAAACTTATCAAAAAATTTTCCAAACATAGTAGTACCACTACCAACTCTACTTTCTGTAATACCTACTACTCGTTGTGCTGCTGCATTGTTCATTACTACATCATAACTATCAGCTAACCATTTCATTTCTTTTAACTGCATATTCATTTCTTTAGAATTTGCGTTAAAAGGATTTTTAGCATTTAATACTCTAAAAGTATTTTCCCATCCATGCACCATTGGCATACGAGCTATATCAACCATTGATGATAAATATACTTTACCCATCATAGTAGTAGAACCCCAGTTTCTTAATGCGTGTGGTAATCTAGCTTTAAAGAAACTACTTGGATCTCCTGTATTATAAACACCATACAGTTTATCTCTCATACCATTTAATCTATTGTTAATAGCATCTATTTCACCAAAATCATTACTACCTGCTTTATAATCATCAACCAACATTTTTTGTCTAGCATCCCACAATGTTGTTTTCATTTGTTGATCGCCAAATTTTCTAGTCATTTCTATACGTTTAGAAGTTCTATCACTATATGTCCTAAATAAAAAATTAATATCTCTAATTAAAAATCCTTCTAATTCTGCATCTGTCATAGTTAAAGTACGAGACATAAGATAAGATTGGCCTGTAGTAATTCTATTATTAATTATTCCTACGCCTAAATCTCCATCCATATTTACATTTTGACCATCACCAATCATATTATCTAGTGTTTCTTGTACTCTTTGATTTAATTGATATACGTCTTGTGGTTCTGCTGTTTGTATTACTTTTCCATTAGAATCTTGATGTTTGTATATTCTAGGGTTTTTTAAATAATGATTATATATTTTTGCTCTTAATCCTGTTTGTGGTATTGAATAAAATCTTTTATCTATGTTATCTATTCTTGAGCTTTCAACAGTATAGTCTGATTTTTTTAAAGATACTTCTTGATTATTTAATCTAATTTTTATATTGTTGCCATCACCAACATCTGTAATTTTTCCGTATTGAAATTTGTTTTTTGCACTTTCACTTTTTACATGCTGTAATTGTTTTCTAGTCATAGTTTTAGTAACTGTTGCTTTTTCACCTTTAAACACAACTGTAATTTTATCACCATCAATTTTTGTTACTTTACCAAAGTTATCTCTATCAAGTGCTTGAACTACACTACCTACTTCCATTGGCTCATTTGTAAATCCTGCTCTTACTTTTACAATCATTCCAGGAGCAAGTCCTTTAGCTGTTACTAATGGATTATCTATTACTGATGGTGGCAAAAAATCAATATCGTTAATACGAACATTTTCTAAAATAGCATCAGTATCGTAAATTCTATTTACATAATTATCTACTAATGGATTAAAGTCTTGTTCTATACCTAACTCTAAATCATCTAAAGTTTTGTTCATTAAATTTACTTGTTGACTTGCTTCGTCTTGTTGTTTTTTTAATCTTTCTATTAAAGTTTTATCACCACTTGCTTGTGCTTTTTTTAAATCTTGTATAGCTTGTTGTTCTCTTGCTACAAATTTTTCTCGTATTTTAAGAACTGATTTTTGACTTTTAAACATATTTAATGATTCCATTTCTTTACCAATTTTATCCATCATTACTCTAGTTTCACCTACAAAGTCTTGTATAGCTTTTGATTGTGTTTTTGCAAACTCAGGATCACCTAATGCTCTACCAGCTATTCTATTAAATTCATCAAACCTTATATTTTTATCAGCATCTCGCATTAATATTTTATTTTTAGCTGTATTAATTTTATCTGAAAATCTTATTCCCATAGATCCAGGCTCATATCCTAAGAAAGCATGTTTGCTTTGCTCTATACCTTCTCGTCTATGTGATTGAAATGCAAAGTGTAACCTTCTATTAAACGCTGCTATTTGCATCATGTTATTTAAAGTAGCTTTTGTGTTTACAGAATGATCTGATGTAAATCCTGCTCTTGCTGCTTTCATTACTATAGAATGATCTCCAGCAATGGCTACTCCTAAATCTGCTATATAATTTCCAACTACATTTGTTCTTAATTTATTGTTAGTTAATGCTCCTAAATCAGTTACTGCTCTATCTATTGCACTAGCCCATTTATCTGTCCTTTTACCTTGCATTGCTGTAGTTCTACTTACTTGCTCTGCTGACATTTCATTTAATATTTCTTTGTTTAATTGATTTTCTACATCTATTGGTGTGCCATCTAATTTTTCATCTAGTATTTGTTTTCTATATTGTTTTTTCATTTGAAAAACAATAAAATCATCTACTGTTTTTATATTAGCTGGTAAGTCTAGTGCGCCATCTACATTACTTTTTTTCCATGCGCCACTTTTCCAGTCTCTTAATATTCTGTCATAGTCAATTAAGATAGTATCTTCTGTATATTTATTTCTACCATCTTTTTTACTTTTATAATCAACATATTTTTTTATACCATTTTTATCTCTTCTTGCAACAGGACCATGATCCAATTTAAAACCAATACCTTCTTCTAAATTTCCTATTTCATCTTTAGTAACGTTGTAAGTTAATGGTGTTTCTCCATCATCAAACATTTTAGATGTAAATTTATTATTTTCCATATCCCATTGAGACATGAGCATTTTATCAATTAATTTTTGTTCATTTGAGTTTGGAGCTATTACTCTTCTACCAAGAACTGAACCAAAAACACCACCAAATATAGCTCCTCCTCCTATATATGATGCACTTTCTTGCCATGTAGCTGTTGGATCTAACGACTGTCTAAGTGGTTCTGCTGTTGCCATTAAAGTACCTGTAGCTACAGCACCTTTTGCAAACCTTGATGCTATAGAAACTCCTTTAATAACAGGAATTGGTATGTACATTAACGGATCTAAGAATGAAGCAACTAACTCTGGCATTAAACCGCCTTCGTCTCTTTTCATTCTTTTGTAATTGTTAAAATCTATTTTTTGTTTTATATATTCTACATGTTGCTCATTTCTTGCATCATAAAAATGTGTAGCATATTGTTCATAGCCTTCTGTCATACCTTCTATATCTAAATCATCTTCTGCTGGCTCATCTAAAAAATTTCTTTCACCACTATATTCTAAATTAACTTGACCTAAAGGTGATAAATCAAATGAATGACCTACATCAGTAAAAAAACTACTTTCTTGATATGGTGTAATAGTTTCATAAGATAACGGTTGACTATTTAAAGCATTGTCAAATAAAATTTGATCATCATTCGCCATAATTTAAGTCCTCACTTGCAAATTGTCTTACTTCTGATGCAGTTGTATAAATTCTTGCACCATCAGCGTTTAAAGCATTTACTTTTGTTGGTGGTTCTACATTTGTATTTACATAAACTAAACTATAAACAGCTTGATTTGCATTAATAGGATTATTTGCTAATTCTAAAAATACATTTTCTTGAAAAACAGGTCTTGTTCCAATTTGGAATTTTTTAATTTGTTTTTCTTTGTTAGGTTGTAAATCTATATATCCTTCCATTGCTTTCTTTGATAAAAAATCTTTATGTTTTTGTGTTAATTCACTTACACCTAAAGTTTTTTCTATAGGATATTTAACAAAACCATGCATATCACCAACTTCTTCATCATCATGTGATCTAGCACCTCTAACAAAAGTTGCTTTACTGTGTCCATAATGTCCACCAGCTTTTACTTCTGTTATAATTTCACTAACATAGTCATCTATATCTCCGCCATGACTCATTCTAAATCTGTCCATTACTCTTTGTTTTACTATACCTACAAATTCTGTGCCTACAAATAAATCAGAACCACCCCATTTGTCCATATGACCAATTATTTGTGCTGATATTTCTGCTTCAAATTCCATAGCTTTAAAACCTTTTTGCTCATAAACTTCTGCATTTGTATAATTAAACTGATCTCCTTTTTCTCTTCTTATTTTTTCCATATCTATATAATGTTGAACACCATCAATGTTGCCTTTTATACGAATACTATCTAATAAAAAATCAAATTGTTTTTTTTCTTCTTTTGATAAATCTAATCCTACTACACCATTTTGTGTTCTTATAATGTTTTTTCCATCCGAATTTGTTGTGCCATAAAACGCACCATTAACTATTCTATATTCTGGACTTTGTGTAAATTTAAATAGTGCTTCTGAATTAGTACCACCTAACACAGCTTTTACTTCTCTTCTAACAGACTCAGGCAATACTCCAGATAAAGAAGCATGCCATGTATAAAATTCTGTTGTTAATTCTGCATTGTCGTAAAAATTATCTGCATGTAAATTTACAGCACCACCAGCAGTATTTGATTTTATTTCTGAAAACCTAGCTAACATAGCTGTCATATAACCAGAACTTGGATTTAACAATAATTGTCTTACTTTTTTTCTGTCTGTACTATCTGTAAAAAAAGATACGCCTTTATCTATACTTTGTTCGGCCATACCAATATATTGATTACTATCTGCATTACCTTGTGCTATTTTGTTTAATCTTTCATAACTAGATGATAATACTCCTTTAATTTTTTCTCTTAAATATAGAGCTTCTCCTGCATTATCAGTTTTTAAATCAGGTATGTTAAAAATTTCTTTTTCACCAGTTGTAGGATTTATAAGTTCTACTTTTTTGCCAGGTTCATTTGTTGCAAGTATTAAACTATTATAGTTTTCCATTACTCTACTAATGTTATTACTATTTTTCATATCAACATTTAAATATGGACTTACTGCTGTACCATAATCTATAGTTTTTAAAACTAAACTGCTTTCACTTTCAACCCAAGAACAAGCCTGCATGTTTTCTTGCTGACAATATCTTTGCATTTTTTTAAGTGTAATGTTGTGATTTAATAACGCATCTTTTGGTGAATTTAATATTAAACCTGGCAACGTACTATCAAAACTTTTTATTAATGTATTTGCTTCTGCTGAAATAAATGCTTTTCTTTTTTTTAAATGATCGCTATCTAAGATTGCTTTTGAAGATAAAGTTAAATTATCCATGTTTAAATTCCATTCATTCTGTATTTCTTGAGGCATACCTTTTCTAATTTGTTCATGCAATGGAGCAACCTCATTATCAAACATAGCATTAACTTCATCTATTGTTGTTTTGTATGTAATTTTTTTCTTTATTCTTTGTTGAGCTTCTGTAATTACTTGACGACCATTTGTGTTATATGCTTTTAACATTTCATCTATAATGTTTTCATCAAACTCAACAGTAGCCCATGAACTTAAAGAAGTTTTTGCAGCACTATCATATCCAGTAACTATATCAGTTGTAGAACCATCATCATTAGTAACTGTTTCATATAATATATCTACACTTTTAGCTGCTTTTTCACCTTTAGCTTCTTCTGCTAGTTTTATTTCATTTATTTTTGTATCAGCATATTTAGTCAATGCTGTGTTTAAAGCTCGACCTTGTAATGTATTAGCACTAGCTATTGCATCAAAGCCACTACCTCTATTTACACCTATTTTTTCTAGGCTTATACTTCTACCAGTTGTTTTTTCTATTGCCATTATCTTTTATATCCTTTGCTATAATTAAATGTATTATTGCTAAAGCTATTCATATCAAATTTTTGAGCACTTGCCATATTATTTGCAACTTTGTCTGCTTGACTTACGCCTGGCTTACTTAAACCAGCATAAAGAGTAGCTCCTTGCATAGCTGTATTTAATAATGTTTGATTAAAACCAGCTTGGTTTGCATTTTTTTTGCCTATTAAATTACGTCTAGCATTTTGCTGTTCAATACTTAAATTAGCAAAACCAGATTGTTCATTAAGACCTACATATCTTAACTCTCTTTTTTGTTTAAATTTTTCACTCTTTTGATAACTAGTCATAAAACTATAACTATTTGGATCTCTGCCTGCATTTGCTAATAAAACTTGATTAGTAGAAAATTTCTCTGCATACGCTTCTTTTATTGCATTTGATTCTGTTAAATGTCTTAGTTTGTTATCTAGTCTTGCTGTTTTTAAATTATCTTCTATTTGTTTAAATTCCATTTCTGCAATAGCATCATTTGCTTTTTGTGTTTGTCGTGCTGACAAAACATTTAAACCCATTGTTGTTATTGCTATTGTTACTGCATCACACATTAGTAATAAACCTCCGTTGTTATGCCTAAAACTCGCATAGGAAGTGGCGCAGTTTGCGACACAGTTAATGTTGGATCATTATTGTAACCAAGTGTATGTACTGATTTTTTGCCAGTAAATGCTTGTAAGCCAGTTGTAGAATCATTTACCGTACTTCCAATTAATAATTGATTAGTATTAATAGTAACGTTATAAGTTGTAGATAATTCTAAAATTGACTTCCCTATTTTTCTTGGTCTGCCTATCATATCACCTTCTGCTGTTGCTCGTTCTCTAGGTAGGGTTTCAACTGTTATATCATAATCTAATCCTATATCACAAGCTCCTGCTGGTGTTGGAAACGTAGCTGTACCTGCTGATGTTACTACCGCACTACCATAATAAAAAAAATCTCCATCTTCTGTAGAACCTGATGTTGCATGTACTGTTTTTCCTACTTGTGTAATACCAGTAAATACACGACTAGTTAAAAATACTAACGTAGTATTATCAGTAATTGATGCTGTAACTGGACTAACTGATATTACATATTCGTTAGTAGTTCCTGTAGTTGTTACACTTGTAATAGTATGTGTTGTGCCAGTACCTGCAAATTGAAATGTATCACCTTGACTTGGACTAGCTGTTGCACCATCAATAATAAATTGACTAACACCACTAGACACAGCACCTTTATTTTTAACTGTACCATGTGGTTGATAACTGCCTGACATTGTTTTTACAAACGACATATCAGTCGGTATATCAAACTGCGTAGTAGCAAATTGTTCTAAACTATATACTGTTGAGCTGTTTATAGTTCGTGAAGTTATTACATAAATACTTGATGATAAACAACACACAGATAAATAATTTCCATCCGTATTCCATTGTGTCCATCCAAATATTTTTTGTTCTTTTTGTGAAGAATATACTGCTATAGTACCATCATCACATACAAGAAAATAAAATTGTTCAGTTCTATCAGGTAGTGATGTTGCTACTGCTGCATCTATAGGATTTTTAATTAAATGCGCTGATTCTAAACTTGTATTATTACTATCAAATAGTTCTGTAGTTGACGCAAAAACAAAGTCTCTAATATTTTTACCATTGTGTTGTATGTATAGAGTCCCACCATCAAATGGATGTGGCTCACCTTTTTGTTGTATTCCAAAAGATGTTTGTCTAATAATCATTGCATCAAGTGGAGTAACATTTTTACCTGTTTGTGGCCTAAGAAAAAACTCAGCGCCACTAGTAAATATTTCTAACACACGACCAGATACTAAATGTCTTATCTCATTAATTTTATCAGAGGCAATTTGCATTTGTAGACTCTCATTGTCTTTACCTGTTCCTGCATCAAAATTAAAAAATGCTCCTACTTTGCTTGAGGTTAGATAATCAGGTGCTTCAGAAGAACCACCAAAATATAATCTTTGTTCGTGAAATGCTACAGCTTTAGGAAAACCATTAGGTACACTATACAATTGTTCATCCCATCTTCTTGTTGGTGGATGACCTACTATTTTTACACTAGCACCACCACCATCTACTGATTCAGTTGCTGTATCACTACTACCAGCAGTAAAACTAAATGTATTATCATCAATAGTTGTTATAGTAAATGTACCATTAATATTTGCTGTTGCTAATCCATCTCCATCTACATCAAAAATATCTTGTGCGCCAGATATAGTAATACTTGCTCCAGTAGAAAAACCATGTAGTGGCATATTTACTTCTACCAAACCACTTCCTTGTGCTGTTTTAAATGGATCAGCATCTAAGTCTATAGACACATCATCCATTAATGTTCCTGTTACAACTGTTGTAGATGTAAAACCAGTTATTAATATTTCTGCACCATGATATCTAATACGTGAGCCAACATAACTAGGTGAACTTGTCCAATATGCTTCGCTTGTTGTACAAGTAACCCCTGTTGTTCCTTTAGCGGTTTGATTAATATCTAATGTAATATCATCATTTGCAAATTTAAAATATGGCTGATAAGTTTTTTCACCATTAACACTTGTATCAAAAACAAAATCAGCTAAAGTAAAACTTGTTGCTCCTGTTCGTGTTATAACTTTAGTAGCAAAATCTTTATGGCAAACAATCATTTTGTCGCCTTGTTGTGATGTTGTAAATTCATACAACTGAGCTGTAGCAATACCTGTTGAAGTTATAGTTTGCAATAAAGTGCCATTACTTGAATATATTTTTAATGTAGTATTTTGAAATAAAAAAACATATTCTTCATTATTACTAAACACAAAAGGTTCAAGTCTACCTGTAGCAGAACCAATATCTGCTCGATGTACTGTTCCTGGTCTCCTTTCTATTCCACCTTGATTTAATGTTACTACGTTTCTAGCTGATTTTAATCCTTGATCGTAAGCATTAACATCTACTCTTGATGCTATCTTAGGATCTAACTCACCTCGTACAAAACTGGCTTGATGTATTCTTTGTATTGCCATTTATTAATCCGATGAAACAGTTGCATTTATATTACTAAGTGCTGTACGATTTCTAGCTCTTGCTATACGTTGCACATCCATACGTCTAGCTGTTTGTGCTTGACTGTCTGTTGACTTAGCCATTGCCGTTTGAGCTAATGCTCTATTTCTATATAGCTCTGACAAAGAGTCGTTTCTTGCTATAGCTCCAGCAAATAAACTTGCTAATTCAAATACTAATGCTTGTTTAAAATATGGAGGAAACTCTGCCTCACTAGCCTGGAATGTATAATCACAAAATACAGAATCTCCTGTACTAGCATCACTATATATTTTATCGCCATATCTATCATATTTAATAACACTACTTCCTATTGTTACAGTATGTATTAACAAAGCATCTGATGGCAGTTGATGTGCTGCTGACCATCTAGCTAGAGGATCTACTGCTAATTTACTTAATTGTATTTGTTTAGAAGCGAATCTCCAGCGCACTCTAGTTAGCATTGCTTCTAATGTTGATTCGTATAACTGACCAGCTACCGTTGATTCTGTTGTAGCTTCTTCAAAGCTAGTTATTATGTTAGCACCCACTAGCACAAGAGCTTTGTTGCATATATCAAATCTAGTTTCTGATAACATAATACCTCTCTATAAAAAGAAAATGAGGGAAGGGTGTAGTCGAGCCTCCCCTCAAGATCAATAGTACTTACGTACCGTTAGTTGTTGTAACAGTTGCCGCACCTGATGCTGAGGTAACTCCTAATAAATCAAAAGTTACTGTACCACCAGTAGTTCCTGCTACCAATATCATATCGTACTGTTTCAAGTTTGTTGTTACATCATTGAAGTAACCACTACCTGCAACTGTACCTGGAGCATCCGCAGTAGTGTAATGCCAAACATTACCAGAACCACCACCTGCTACTAATTTTAAATTTGCTGCTGTTAAAGCCATGATTAACCTCCGTTATTCAGTTATCTGTATTTGCATGAAACCTTCTGCATCAATCGCAACGGCTTGCATACTCATATAAGAAGTTGTTAAGTGAGCTACTTTTTCAGGAATGTAGTTTACCTCTGTCTTGATATCTGCACCTGTTGCAAGGCCGATAGCAGACTTATGATAAGCATGACAATCTCTAGTTGTACTAGCAAGTGTCAATCCTGAATGTGTAAACCACATGAATCCTAACCATCTTTTAGCTGTCATACCACCAGAAAATGGAAGTTGCGCATCTCCAACATAATCAGCATTAGAGAATTGATCTATGGCTAGTAAGTCAGCCCAACCAGCAGGTGATACTACAAAATATCTTTGACCATCATCTGGAACATCAGCTTCGCCAAATGTTTCATATGTTGTCAACGCTTTTGCAAGTGTCAATGCCGCAGAACCATGAGCAATGTTTGCAGAGTTTGAACCTGCATCCAGTACGTCAATGATTAATTGGTCTGTTTTTCTACCTAAAGCTGCCGCAGCAGATTGAGCTAGAACCTGACGTTCATCAATGTTTGTTTTCATTTCATCTAGTGTATCAACATAATCACTTGCATAAAAATCAGCTAGTGTTACGTCAACTGTAGTATGTGCCACATCCATTGTTGGAACTTCAGCATGTCTATTTTTAGTAACGGCCGCACCTTTCCCTACTTTTTGGAAACGAGCTTGGCTACCTTTTACATTTTTAGTTTGCCTTACAGTATTAGCAAGTTTAGAACCCATACGTTGATATGCCATATGAACTTCTGCTTCGAACTGTTTAATAAAGGCAGTTGATATTGATGTACTCATCTTTTATCTCCTGTTAAATTAAATTAATATTTCACAGTTGTCCTTTAATCTTCAATTCGGTTGTCCATTTAGGGCCTAGTTCCGAAATAATGGGCTGTATATTTACATCTACTTTTGGTAGATACTTGTAAAAGTAATACATTTCTACACCATTTACAAGTGTAGTCTCTTTAGAAAAGGTAAATTTCTGCCATTTAAGCCATTTAATACTACGTTTATGTTCTTTAATTATAAAATTAAAAACAAAATCATAGTGAGATTCTAAGTAATATAACCATCTTGCGTTGCCTTTTAAAAAATCTCTTTTGTTTATTTCTAATAAATCGCTTGATAGAAACCATATTGCTGCACGTCTAGGATGTATTCTGCTATACGGCATAGCTCCCCATATAGCAACTACTTCATCTTTTTCATTAAAGATAGTAAATGAATGTGTATTAGGTCTATTGTATCTAAAAGGATTAATTAAAGCAGTCAGAGGATCTATACCAATAGTACCTAATTCATACTTGTCTAACTGCTTTAAGTTTGGCGCTAAAGCAAAACAGTCATCTGGAACTGTTTTCTCAACATATAGCATTATCTACCTGATGTTAACATTCTAAATGCAGCATCTACTTTAGCAACATATGCTGGATCTCTATGTCTTGGATCGTGATATCTTGGATCTGCCATCATTGATTTTGCATCATCTAATGTAAGTCTTTTTTCAGGTTGTGCGTATTGCTCAGAATTAACACCACTTCCACTAGACATTTCCATTATTCTTTCAAGAGCTTGTATGCCTTCTGCTGTTGTACCTAGACTATATTGTATAACTTCAAACTCATCTGGTGGAAAACTTTTTTGAGCAAAAGCATTTACAGCATCTATTCTGTCATTTGCATTTTCGCCTAGCTTATCCATTTCTCCTTCTATATCAGGCTCTTGCAGTTGCATCATCTCTACATAAGTATTAATACCTGACTCATATTCTTCTTGATTCATACCATTAGCTTTTGCAGTTTCATTCCACCATGCAGTCATTGGGTTTGCTGTTACCATTTCTTCTGTTATACCATCTGGAAGTGCTGGTAATTCGTATGATTCTGGAATATTAGCATCATGCTCAGAAGCTAAATCATTAATAATTTTATCTCTAAGCTCATCTTCTTTACCACCAACGAATCCTTCTAGTTGTGTGTAAGATTTAGCCATGCTTTCATAATCAGCTTGACCATCTACCCAAAATTTTTCAGGTACATGTTCTGGTCTTTCTGCTGGCGCAGCTTCTTCATTTGGAACTTCCTCTAATATTTCTTGCTCTGTAATTTCTTCAGCCATTGTTGCTATCCTCCACTATTTTTTGTGATTGTCCTTTATTACTTCTGCGCTGTATTAAACCTACAATATAACGCTGTCCTTCTATATGTCTTAACTGATGATCAGATACTTCAGGTCCTGCTACGGTTTCAATCGTAATAGACCTTAGATAATTTAAAAATGTTTTACCTGCATCGGATGTGAATAATGCTCTTGATACTGTGTTAAGTGCTTCTTCCTGATCTGGAGTTCTTTCCATACCATCAAGCCCTATAAGAGTTTTGACTTTCTTTTCTGCCATGCTACACCTCATGTTGTTAATTGTTCCACGTGAAACAGGAAGCAAAGGTACTTTCATCAAAACTGTGGGGGTTTAAATGCTTCGCTTCCCATTTGATAATAAGAGATTTTCTTACCGAAAGTCAAGGACTTATTGTTGTGCTTGTGGATCTTGTGCTTGAGCAACAGCTTGTTGCTGTTGTTGCGCTTGTTGCTGCATCTGTTGCATAACAGATTTCATTTCTTCTTGAGTTCTAATTAATTCTTCTGGTATACCAAGTTTTTTAGCTACAAACTTAGCTACTTCATCTTGTTTAATCATCATGTTTAATAACTCAGGACCAACTCTGCCTTGCAATAAACCTAAGAATCTATCTATAGTAGCAACATCTTGTTGATGTTGAGCTTGCGCAAGTGGGCTAGAAGATTTAATTTGTACTTCTCTGCCATTTACAGTTGGTATATTTATACGACCTTGTTTTTTTAAAATGTATATAACTCTCTGCAATACTGGTGTTACTAGTTCTGCTTGCAATCTACCAAATGCAGCACCTATCTGTCTAGATAAATCAGCTTGGCGTTCAGCTACTTCAGTTGCTGACATTGGTGTTTTCTCATTTGGATTGCCTAACATATCATTATACAATGCTTTTTTAATATTAACTCTCATATCACGTAATACTAAATCAGATACATTAAAGTTACCTGCTTGTGCTATAGGTTGTAAACCTGCGCTACCTGCTGCTTTCGGGATAACTGTACCTGGAATAAGTGCAATGTTGTCAACATTAATGACGCCATCATCTTCCACTTGATACATACCTGAAATACTCATTTGTGCATTTTCTAAAATTAGTTCTACGACTAAATTAGATGTCTTTATTGCAGGCAACGCAAACTGTAAAGGACCTCTACCATATACTTCACCGCTACATTTTGACCAGCGATAAACAACATATGGATTGCTTCCTAATCCAGTATAAGTTTCATCAAATACTTTATGTTCATATTCTTCTGCTATTGCACAGAAAACTGTTTTTTCTACTTTAGTA